ACAGTTTTGCCAGTCATGGCAAAGAATCTGCCCTCGGTATACATCTCGACATTGCCCTTACGTCGCCGGTCTCCCGGTATATCACCTTTGACGATAATGTGGATGCCTTCACCTGACACACTCGTCTCAGTATATGAGTGAGTGAGGTTGATAAATTTTTGAACCTGATTATCTTTGTCACCAGTTTTCCACTGGTCGATATCCGCACCGATATGATCCACGTCGATACCGATGTAGGGTGGCTTAAAGTAAAAGCCTAAGCCATCCATGCCTAAATCAGTCATTGCGTTTAATGCAGTATTGAAGTCCGACCAAGTACTAGGGTCATTTGACCGACCATTTTTACCGGTGTGCGGATCAATGGGAATCTTGGTGTATTTATTACGTTCTGGTTTCCACACTAATTTATATAGCCCCCAAGTGGCTAGGGACTTGAGTTCATCTGGAATAAGTTCATACATAAGTTTCCTCCGTAAAATCAGAATGGAACGTCGTCATCTGAGATTTCAATTGAGTCAGTCGTATTGCCACCAAATGGGTCTGGGGCAGATGCTCGATTATTCGTCGTCTTCTTGGCCGTAGCTTTACTGCCGTCTTTGTACTGGTGTTGTACTTCTGGGAAGTTCGTTTCACTGAAGTTCCATGGTGCTACTCGATTGACCATCGATGTTTGGTCTTTATAGGTGTTCTCTTCTTGCTTGACGTAAACTAGCACCGGTACACCGGTAATCAGTTTGATAAAATCGTCAATTGTGTGTAATGGCGTACCCTCTGGGACTTTAGCGGCTTGCAAGATGTACTGAAAACCCTCAATGTCATACTGGTTAGTTGTCTTACGTTTCCAGTTATCCATAAAGACGTGCCGGTTATGATACTTGGCATTGGTCTCGGCCAAATTAGTTACTTTGTCCAAGTCATTACGAACCAATAAATCAATCTGTAGTGATTCCGCACCATTCTTGGTGGCTGTTTCCTGAGCGTTATTGATAATCATTTCGTAATTGCCTGTTGGAAGTGGATCATAGTTGTTTCCTGTGTTATTTGAGTAATCGGTATTCATAAAATCTGCCATTGCAAATTCCTCCTAATTTTTAATGAATCCTCTTGACTTGGCTTGATACCACACCCAGCCATTCTTGTAGTGACGGGCTTTCGCGATGCCTTGTAGGTCTTCATAGTTCTGAGCTTCTTGTGGTTTCATCCGCGCATAGCGAACGGAATTGTAATCAGTCTTCATGTCGAGACGGCCATGAATGCGTTCAAGTTCAACTGAGTTATCCTGGTCAATCTCACTCTGCTCTCTATCGACAACGCGGGCTTTGCCACATATCGGGCAAACATTAGCTTGTGCCGGTATCACCGCATAGCAAAAGCTACAAGTTCGCACTGCTTGAGCATCACTCTTTCGCTTCTTTTTCTTGCGGTCTGAGAGTGACCAATCGTGCTCATCATCTGGCAGACCGAATCGTGTGTAATTGGCAACGTGGTCAATGATTGTTGCTACCTTGCCTGGCTGGTAGCGCATTGAGCGCATGGATTGTTGCAAATAAAGCGCCAGTGACTCAGTTGGTCTAAGCAGTATGGAAACTGAGCAATCGGGAACATTCACGCCCTCCCCATACAAATCAATTCCACAAAGAATTTTAATTTTGCCTGATTTAAAGTCGTCCATAATCTTTAATCTTTCAGCCGTGGGTGTTTTAGCATCAGCATGTGCAGCCGGAATACCTGCATCGTTAAATGACTTTGCAATTTGTTTGCTGTGTTCAACATCATGAGCGTACAGTATTGCTTTTTGACCAGGTGTTTTTTCTTGGTAGGTTTTAACTACATCGCCGAAAATTGTTTTGCCCACGGCATCATCCATTGATTTTGCCGTGTAATCGCCAGTACTGGATTTTTTTAGCTTGTCATCATTGATTAATTTAACCGAGAAGTATCGATACGGTGCCAATCGATGATGTTCAATTAGCCACTCCGTACTTGGGCCTTCTACAATATCCGAATAGATATCTTGGAACCCCTGTCCGTTCATTCTCCATAATGTTCCAGTGAATCCTAAGCGCGGGACATCGGCATAATAGTCGTATATTTTTCGATAGGTTTTAGCTAAAGAATGGTGTGTTTCGTCAACAATTATTAGTGATGGTTTGGGCAATGTAGCAAGTCGATGAGCAACTTTCATTACAGTGAGCAGAATGACATGAGTCATATCCACGCCTGCTTGTTCAAAACTGTTCCTAATCTGATTAATTAACTCCTGCCTGTGGACGGTGAACAGCACGATGCCACCTTTTTTGACGGTCAATCGGGCGATTTCTGATATGATTACGGATTTACCTGATCCCGGTGGACTGATAATAACGACTCCCTTATTACCATGGGCTAACGACTGTCTGGTTTCGTTAACAATCCGTCGCTGATAGTCATAAAGTTTGATCATATTGATTACGTCCTATTTTTGGTTTAATAGTTAGTGCCTTATCCAACGGCCAACGATAGCGATTGATGCGAGCTGATAATGTCGATTGCGTTTGACCAGTTATTTCAGCCCATTCAGCTAAAGTATGGGTTTCGCCTTTAAATGAAATCCTGTGGTTCTTTCTTTCGTTGTTGGCTTGTACTTTCATGTTTACCCAACGACAGTTCATAGGTTCGTAATTACCATCCACATCAATTCTGTCGATACTTAGGCCCTCGTGATAGCCGTTGGTAATTGCCCAGTCATAAAATGTTGCGAAGTCTATTTGCCATTCGTGGCAAACATTAATTCCTCGGCCACCATAACTTGGGAAATCTTTACAATGAGAATTTCCGCAGCGTTGTTTCATAGCCTGCCAAACCATACTTAGTTTTGAACCTGATTGGCCGTGCTTATAAAATCTCAAGCTGGCCATCTCATCATGCAGACAACCACAGGAACGAACTTTTCCACTTCTCAGGTCAGCACCTGAAGTTGTTGAATAATTTCCACAATCGCATTTGCAAAGCCAATATAATCGTGTTGAGTTTGCAGGTCGCTTGCTATTATCTGGCTTTATGGCGATTAAACGTCCAAAACGTTGTCCAGAAATATCAATTGCTTTTACCACCCTGATCACCTCCAATCTTAGTGAACAGGTCTTCGGCAAGTGCAAACTCACGACTGTCTAGTTGGTTCTTGGCAAACGCGGCGTTAGATGGTTTTAAGATAAAGCCTCTAGCACCAGTCTTATCACTAATAACCATTCGGCCAACGATGTTCATGAGCCCCATGACATTGGTGAGTACCTTCTCTCTAATCTGTGGAATAAACTGGGTGTATGCCTGACCGCTTGGCGTGTCGATTTGGCGGGTGGTTTCCCACGCCGTATAAATCTTATTGACTCCCGGCCAAGAGTTGATAAAACGAATCATGTCTGGTAAGTAAAAGCCGTATTGGTTGTAATCGCCCATCTGCGGGATACCCATGTCAGCACCAGATTTAGTCTTAGCTTCGTTAGCTTTCTCGCCTAGCCATGCTTGTTCAAACTCAGACAAGTTATCAAAAGCAATGTTGTCGTACTCGTCGAGGTGATTTTGATAGATATCAGCAAGCAACGTTCGTGCACCTTCTAAAGGATGTTTGATATCCATGTGAGTGATATCGATGTTAGATTCACCCGCCAGCACACTACTGGTACGGTCAACGTCAATTACTAGTGTGCGTCCTGGCAAGTATTTAAACGTTGAAGTTTTGCCGGTACCTGGCTGGGCATAAATTAGGGCAGAGAAGTCTTGATCACGTTTGATGTTTGCCGCATTCTCAATCTCCATGCTAAGCACCCACTTTATGGTACTTGATTCCTCGCTTATCCATATATGCTTTAAGCAATTTCATCTCAGCAATCGTAGTCGTGATACGTAAATCAACTGACCGATTAACGACCTCACCGGTATTCGTATCAATAACGGCATCGCCCTTAACTTCTTGGTGAGTTTTGGCTTCCGCGGCCTCTGCTTCGAGCTTTCGTTGCTTGGCTTGTTCCCGTTCGGCATTTACACGGACTTGGTTGTCCACAGCTTTTAGCAAATAATCTAAATCTTGACCCTGTTCAAGCTGGTCTAACCAAGGTGTAGGATCAACCTTTTGCGTATCAGCATACTTAGTCAGTGTCGTAATATCTTGTTGATGACGATCCTGGTCAATTTTAAGTTGCTTCATGTCGGCAGCAATACCATCTGTAACAGTTTTCTTACTTGTCGACTTATTGAGCCATTTAGGATTGATAGGTAAGTCCTCAGCCTTCACACCAAAGTTTGGTGCCATCTCTGCAATCAGGGCTAGGACGTGTTCTTTTCGTAACTTGCGTTGTTGCTCAGTGAGTTCTTTTAATCCGGCATCGATTGGCTCAATGGTCTGATCAACCACAGCACGGAGTTGTTTGATGGTGTCTGCGAACTCATCGTATGGTTTGTTGTACTCACGGCGGATTTCTTTACGCTTGTCATCTAGCGCCGTGGACAACTTGTTGAGCTTAGCACGGGTATCTTTAGCTGAATGCTCTGTATCGTCTGTGACAACGATGTTAGTATATCGACTAGCATAAGCGGTCACGGCTCGCTTCAAGCCGTCTAACCCGTTGATTTTGATTTCTGTCGGGGTGTACTCGATTGAGTAATCGGGGAGTTGGAGTGGTGTTTGATCGTTAGTCATCAGTGGACACCCCTCTCAATAATCCGGCCACCAGTAACTCTTCCTTGGCCTCATCGAGTAACTCGAACCCGCGCCGCAATAGTCCAACTTCGCTGAGTGGCATTTGACCAATCATTTCGGTCAAGAATTCAACTCGATGTCTGAAACTTGTAACTGATTTCTCGCTTAATAATCTGTTTGCATTCATTCGCTTATCCTTTCGTGGTATAATTCACCTGAAATATATTTGTTCGAGTCAGCTACTTGCGATAGCTGGCTTTTTTCGTGCTGTGGAATAATCGCCACAACCACGAGTGACGCTTGGTCCGGTAGACCAGATCACCATAGGTTCTCGCGTGAATCATTGGCATCACCTCCCTTCATAGGTACCCATATCGATTCATTAGTCAAACCAATCGTGTGGATGATGGATCATGCTGTTAAGCAAGTACCCCGCTCCCACACACAACACTGTCCAGCTAAACCACTGCCAGATTTCTGTTAACATTTCAATCACCCTTTCAAGTCGCCTGCTCTGCGCTTATTTAAATTTCTTGGTGATTTTTGATCCATTCCCGCACCGCTGGCCGGGAATATTTTTTTCGGCTTCCAACCATAATGTGCGGGAAGTCCTTTTGAAGCAAAACCTTGTCCGCCGTATCAGGTGAAACAGCCAAAACTTCGGCTGCCATCTCTTCACGGTTTAATAGTCGGTCGTCAGTAAGCGCAATTTTTTTGCCACACTCAACGCCCTCCTTAAAGGTCTGAACAACTAATTCATGTAAATCCGCTTCGAATGACATATGATCACCTGCCTACCGATTAGTATCAATCAGCTTTAAACCAGCTTCGGTGTATAACCACTGCGCAACTTCCTTATCAGAGTGTTGCGACTTACTGTTTGACCAGCGACCGTATTCGTTTTGACCGGGCTGTTCAGCCTTCAAACCAATTCGATTTGCAATTCGGCCAACCATGTTGGCTGAGATACCTAATTGCTCACCAACTTGCCCCGCCGAAAACTCTTTGTCCTTCATGATTGGGATCGTCATTTCGCCAGTGATGGATTCGGCTGCACGAGCCAAAATTGATTGCTGAGATGAATGAGATTCAGTCTTCATTGCAATTCGGTAAAGTGCATTAGCTTGATGTGTCTTGGCCTTAGTCATTTCGATCTCCGCCTGCTTCACGGGATCAATTTTTTCCATTGGTAATCCAATGAGAGTCTCTTCCATGGAATTGAAAGCCTCGATGTACTTGAGCTTGAATTCCAGTGCCTTTGTTCCCGTAAACCCCATTGCTAGTAAAGTGAATCCGTCGCGGTTCATGTAATACATTGGATATTGCTTACCACGATTCTCATAAGTTCCTGTGGCAAACATCTCGCGGCTCAATTTTGAGCCACCAGATTCCAGTAGCTTATCAATGTCTCTCATGATATTTTTGTGTTCTTTCTCAAACGTATCTGCTACCTGCAAGCTACTGGTAACTGCTTGTTTGTCTTTCATGATTACTAAATCATTCATGGTTAATCCTCCTGAATTCCTAAAATTTTTGCCATTTGCGAACGAATCCGTCTTGATTTGGGCTCGTTACCACCCTTGACGGCTCTGTTAACTTGTGATGGTGCCACTTTTTCGTCCTGAGTAGTAAGCAACGCTGCCATGGCTTTTTGAGATAATCCATGACGTTTTAGAGCAGTCACATATTGCAATTCGATTTCCAATGCGGCTTTATCAATTGTTTGTTCTGGCATGGTTTCGCCTCCTTTCCGTAATTTATTAATGAATAAGTTAATCAACTCTGCTATAATTGATCTGTTTACTAGACTTGCCCACTCGATTAGCAATAATCGACCTGAATCGGGTGAATTCAAGGAAAACCTAAACTGATTTATCAGCACGGCAACCCTGAGCCAAGCACAACACGTCTCAAAGAGTTGTGAAGGTGCAACGCATAGGTGGTGACTGACATCAATAATCCACCCACGAGCGCCCGACAGCCTTTAACTAAGGTTGAAAAGATATGCTGAGCTAGTTAGAAATTTCTAGAAACCTAGGTTTAAATACCTTGGTGATAACACTATACTGACATCTGCACTGATGAACGCTGTTTCCAAGAACAACGATCTGATCAAGGGCTTTAATAAGACTTCAATTATGAAAGAAGCTGATGTAATGAAGAATGCAACGATCGATACATCAGCTCTCTCTGCATTCAAGAATACTTCTAAACTTATTAATAATTCTGGTGCATTTGGTAAATATCTAGTAAACAATTTGGTCATCTCTTATGAGATGACTTTTTTAATTTCACTTCCCTTCCGTAATTTATTCATCAAGTTATTGCATTATTTAGCAAGTGTGCTAAAATAAACGCATGACAAATAAGCAAGAAAATAAGTTCTTATCGTCTAAACACTCGCCAAAGTCCTAGCTGATAAGGTTTGTTTTTTGTTGCTTAATTACTTGATGAATTCATTATTGCGCATTCATGCTAAAAATGCAAGTATTTTTTGCACTTGTGCTAACTTTTGTTTTCGTCATATTAGGAGAATCATTGATATGACAGAATTAGAACGATTTGAATTAATTAAACAATTAGCACGTAAGCGAGGCTATTCGCTTACAAAATTAAATGATCAGGCAGGCTTAGGAACTAATTCCATATATCATTGGAAAAACACAACACCAAGTACTGACTCACTCGCTAAAGTTGCTAAAGTTCTAGGAGTTTCAGTTGATTACCTACTCGGAAAAGATTCATCATCTGCTAAGCCTAAAATCGATCTTGCAGATGATGACAGTTTCATTGCGCTTTATGAAGGTAAACCCGTGTCAGATGATGACATGGAAATCATTAAACGATTACTGCGGGGAAAATAAATGGACGATGCAATTAATTACTTATTAAATTTTGCGATGAAACAAAAGATTGGTTTCGTGTGGACAAACTTGCTTGCGCCCGATACACCATCAGCTGCCGATTGTAAAGAACGTAAAATTGTTATTAATGCAAACTGGCATAATCAAAAAGAACTACCATTTGTGATAGCTCATGAGATTGCACATGTATTAAACAAAGATATGGGTATTCTTTACTTTACCAGTAGTAGTTCAAAGTCACAGATTGAAAGTAATGCGAATGCTGGTGCTGTTAAAATTATGGTTGACTATTGCGACAAACTAGGACTCGAACACTACAACATAATCAAGTTTATGGATGTTTTTGGTATCCCTGCAAACTTAGAATACATGGTTGTGGAGCAACTTAAAAACAAGTAATTTAAAATTTCGTCCAAACTCTGATGACGTTAAAAGCTGTACATATCTAGGGAGGATATATTTATGAAAAAGATTGGATTAGTGTCGTTAGTTGTTATAGGTTCGACTTTTTTAAGCGTTGGTGCGAGTGCTTCAAGCGTTTACTCATCAAGTAACAAAATATGGAATAAATCTCCATGGGTTACGATGACTAAGACTGTAAAAATAATTAAGATTAAAAATGTAGTTCCTACATACAAAAGCTACCCGGTTAAGTATTTAGTAGCCAAGAAAGGGAGCCATTATAGAATGGATCATTGGGGCACTGATTATTCGTGGGTGCTTCAATCTGGTAAATTTAATAGCGGTCATAAATATACCTACATTGTTTCCGAACACGGTCATAAATGGTTCAAATTTGGCAAATAAAATAAGATTATTGGGGGTCAACTATTTATGAGAACAAAAATTGTAATTGCGTGTTTAACATTAATTTCTTTAGTAGCCTTAACTGCATCTGACGCTGCCGCCTCTGTAAGATATCGCTCAATGCCAAATTTTTTAACTGGTCATTGGACGATAAGATGGTCAGATGGTGGATTAAATGGTTCGGACCTGAAATTCAGAAAAAGAACTGTAAAATCTGGAAATCATAATTATCACATCAAATATGTAACAAAAACTAAAAAAAACCACTACAAGATATATTTCAAAAATGCTCAACCTTTCTCAGTTGTATATGGATTTAGACATATTGGCAGTTATGTAAATGTTAAATCCATAGGAGTGTCTGTCGGCGTTCCAGCTCATGGGTACGATGCTATGTATTATAAAGGGACACTTCAGAAATACACCTATAAAAACACACAATTTATAAGACTTGATCCGGATTTTGATGAGAAAATATTTAACGATGATAAGGTAATTATCGGATATACTAATCCTTACTCATATGTAGAAGTAAACGGATCTAATTCAGTGACCGCCGGTAAAGATGGACATTTTTCCATTCATCTAGATGGACAAGTTAGTGATTATGAAAGCAAAGATGGAACCATTACCATCTCTTCGAAACGTTCGGCAGTATCGAGAACTTACAGCAAATCTTTTAAAGTTTACTACGATCCAGATTCTGAAGAATTTGAAACTGAGGGGCCCGAAGATTCTGAAGACACATCAAGTAATAATAATACGTCTCAACCGTACTACGGCCCCAAAAACAATAATTCTGGGTCACCTATCCATTCATCCGGTAGTTTAGCTAGTGGTGGAATAATCGTCAACGAACCTTGATAGTCTCCGATTATCTTCTCAACAGTCAGAGTCGGTTAAGAATTGAAACAATTAAAAAGCATCCCCTCCCGTTAGGAAGTAGGATACGCTCTGACCAAATACTGATGTTATTAAAATCTGAATCATTTTAGGAGGAATTTAGTTTGATCAAAGAATTCAAAGAATTTATAGCCCGCGGCAATGTCATGAATTTGGCAGTTGGTGTTATCATCGGTGCCGCATTTACTGCTATTGTCAAATCTCTGGTAAATAATTTGATTAACCCATTTATTGGTATTTTTTTAGGCCAAGTTGATTTCTCCAACCTCGTATTTAAAGTTGGTGATGCAACGTTTAAATATGGATCATTTATCAATTCCGTTATTAACTTTCTAATTATTGCCTTTGTGGTATTTTTGCTAGTCAAAGCAATTAATAAAATGATGCCAGCTAAAGATAGCTCTTCAGAAGAAACTCCTGCTCCCACAAATGAAGAAAAGTATCTTTCAGAAATTGTTGATCTATTGAAAAAAGATAAGTAAAGGGAAAATCTTTACTTTACTAGACTGGTTCCCTAATTATCAAAATCGCCATAATTCTCTACATCAGTTATACCACGTAAAAAAAACGTACCCCTCCCCGCCAAGTTTGGAATACGTTATCTAAATACATATACAGGCGAAGTACGCCCTTTTTACTATCATACCTGAAAGAAGGTGATGCCACAATCCTTTATGTTGCCTGCTCTGCGCATTAAAGGAGAAAAAAATCATGGCAAGTATTACTAAACGTGGTAGCTCATGGCGTGTTCGAGTTGGATACCTTACCCAAGATGGCACTCGTGACTTTGAGACCGCAACGTTCAAAAAGAAAAAGGAGGCCGTTGCTTGGGCTAGTGATCTAGAGGGACTACTCCAAACTGGGTACGTCCCCCATTCCAAGGGCTACACCCTAGCCGATTATTACGATGAGTGGTATTCAACTTACAAGGAGCCGGTTATTCGTAACGGCACCAAGCGGAACTACGTATCGACTGGTAAGTTGATCCGCAAATATTTCGGCGCTATGCCAATCGCTGACGTCACCCGAATGGAGTATCAAAAGTTTCTCAATACGATCGGTAAAACCAGGGCTAAACAAACCTGCCACGCAATCAGTATCACCATTCGAGCGGTAGTTAAAAGTGCCCTTGCTGACGGTGCCATTAACCGTGATTTTACGGTCAATACAGTAGCATCAGGGCGTCCAAGTAAACCAGCCTCAGAAAAGTATCTGGAACTCCATGACGCTAATAAATTAACCGCTAAGGTCATCGAGATTCTGAACTCACCCGAACCTGACTTTCGGGCCATGTCGATTCTGATTGCGATTAAGACCGGCGCCCGTTTAGCGGAGGTTTCTGGATTGACTTGGAAAGATGTCGATTTCCATGAACATACCATCGACATCAACAAAACTTTCACTCGTGATTTATCCGCCCCATTCGGTCCAACCAAGAACCGACAATCAACTCGGATCATCGACGTAGATAATCAGCTCATTGAACAGCTCAAAAAGTATCGTCCCCGTCAACAACTCATGTTTTGGCAAGCGCTTCGGCAAAACGAACTTAATCTGATTTGTAGCTCCCCCACCTACTCTGCTTCGTGGGGCAACTCCATTGAAGATTATCTGCGGTCCATCTTGAAAGACGCTGAGATCACCAAGAGGATCACCTACCATGGTCTAAGACACACTCACGCTTCATTTTTGCTTGGTAGGGGCGTTTCGATCCCGTATGTGTCTCAACGACTAGGGCATAAAAATCCAAACGTTACGATGCGAGTTTACGCCCATCTGCTTCAGGCCGACCAGCATGTGGAAGCTGCTAAAGCGGTCAATGCATTAGCTCAACTTGGGTAATGCGAAAAATATTATAAATTTGTCGCTTACATTTTTAGGCCTAAAATAAGGCCAAATGGTCACAGATGGTCACACGAGTTTCGTTTTAGTTAGCTTTAGTTGATTTTATCAAGAACGAGAATCCTATTATACCGGGATTTTCGTTCTAATTAGTTCCAGTTAGTTTTATATCAACGGAATAGCAAAATTAAAAATGAATTGAAAGCACCTTTTTAAATAAGTATTCAAAAGGGGTATAAATCGGAATGGTCACAAAATGGTCACAAAATTTCGAGAGAAGTTTTTAATATTAACAAATGAAACAAAAATTGAACCAAAAAATTTTATAAATGCAGAGCGGGCATCTTTATAAAAATTCATATTAAAATGGATACTACACCTAGTTTTATCCCGGTAAAATGTGGTTAATTCACATATTCAGCGCACAAAAAAAAGCCACCCACCTCGTAATGAGATGAGTGGCCTTTTGGTTGTGTAAACTTTGAAGGATTGATTTAATCCTAACACTATTTATTTTTCAGTTCACGTACATCGCCTTCAACGTTGTCTAAGCGTTCGTTGATAACTTTGTGCTCGCTTCTGCTAGCGATAAAATCTTGACGCAGCGTATTTTGCGAATCAAACAGCCGCTCAATCCGCTGGCTGCTATCCTTCATACTTTGAGCAATGTCTTGCAGCCGATCCGTGAAGGGCTTCATGACAACCATCAAAGCCGCATAGATACCCGCGACTACAGCCAAAGCCAAGGTGATTAATTCGATCCAACGATCAAAGGTCATTACTGGTCACCAGACTTTCTGACCAACTTTACATAGTCCTTATTAGCTGAGATATACCCAACGTCGGTCTTAATCCGGTAAACCTGACCATACTTAATCGCCTTACCGTAGATTGTGCTGCCCTTAGTAAAATGAATCCGGCGCTGATGGGCCTTATCTAAGGCAATCTTGCCGTACACATTGATATGATCAGCAATAACTTCATAAAGACCATTAGTTGACCAATACGCTGGTTTGGCCTTTTTATTCGTAGCGGAACTACCAGACAGTGAGCCATCAAAATCATAGCTGGCATCTACTCCGTGCCAATTGTCGGTAAACTGCCAGGCATTCGCATTGACGACACCAGGCTGCGAGACACCGTAAGCGGCTACCCAAATATGTTTATCGACTAACGCACTTCGCTGAATTCGGCCGGTATTAAACCAGCTACCGCTTCCATAGGTAACAACATTTCTATATCCGGCATTAATCAGATAACGTAAAAACGCATTAACTTGTGGTGTCGTATTGTATGGCAGTCCAGGCGCTTCAACGTCAATCACTAAAACGGTCGACTTATCTAGGCCAAACTTTTTAGCCCAGGCTAAAAAATATTTGGCTTCAGCGGTTCCAGCACCGTGAAAGAAATGATAAACACTGACCGAACCAAATACTTTTAATGAATTGGTAACTTGAGCGCTTGCTTTCGGATTTAAATAGTTGGTTCCTTCAGTTAATTTAACCACGGAAAAGTCAGCGCCTAACTTTTTAAAGTTCTTAAAATAGCTAATCGAACTACCCTGATAGCTCGATACATCAATTCCAAGTTTAGGCATTAACATCACTCTTTTCTGTAGTTGAACCGGCTTGAGAAACGGCTTCTGAGGGCTTGTTCGTATTTTCTGATGTAGAACTATCCGTCTCAGTTTCTGACGGCGCCGGTGTCACAGGGGCAAAGTGGTTATCACCACCAGCTGCCTTGTAGGCTTGATAAGCTTTCTCAACTAATCCGGAAATTGTAGCTACGTCCAATGAAAAACCATTAGCTTTTAATTGCGCGTTAACAAACCGAATCGCTTCTTTTTTTCGATCTGATTTACTCAGTGCCGCCAAGACCGCCAATTCTGGTACAATCACGTTAGCAAATTTCAGCCCTAGTTCCAGTGCTTGTTGGGCCTGAACGTTTTTTTCAGTTGCAATCTTTTTTTGCAGCAATGGACTGACATATTTATAGATTACCGGAATAATGGCAACCAAAAAGGCTACCATTCCGGTAGCCTTAACTGAATTGAAAATATCTAAAATGTGGTTAAACATAATACATCCTCCTAATTTTGGACAAATTAAAAGCACTGACTAACTGGCGGAGTGACTGCTAGTTAGTGGTGCTTGTGGTCGTTGCTTGAGTTGTTGGCGCTTGAGTTGTTGGTGCTACATAATCATCGCCGGTGATGTTTTTGTAATCGTCAGCAGTAATCCCATCTGGTAATCCAACGACTGTTGCTAGTGTTTCCTTAGTAATTGTCTTCCAGTCTTGATATGCCCATGTATAAATTTGAACCATTATGCTGTCCCCTTTGCTGATTGACTGAGTGCAAGTACTGTAATTGATTGCTGTAACTGGTTGATACTCGTTGCTGATACCGTTTGCTGTTGTGCTAAGGTAGTGGCGGAGTTTACCGCTTCCTGACTAGTCTTCAACACATCAGAATACTTGGTATTCAACTCATCAAGGGATAAGTCTGGCAAGTTACCCGGATTGAGTACCACATTTTTATCCTTATCATATCGGAATTTGTCTGAATGTTGAGAAAACTGGGTAATCCATGAATCTAGAATAAATACCTTGGTAAAACCGTCTGCCTCGGTATTCTGGTACGCCGTGATGAAACCATCTGTATCATAAGTGATATAAATAAACATGTAATCGTTCCTTTCTAAACTAAATCAGTATACTTAATGTTAGAGCCATACTTAATATATAAATCGGTTCCGTCAGGTGTTTTTATCAATGGTCTATCGGTATAAGGACTTTTTAGCATTAATTTGGTTCCAGAGTAACCAAAAGACACAGTGTTCGTTATTTGATTTGAATAGTAATCATTTTCGTATACGAAGTCATACGAATTATTCGTGACTATATTAACGCCCGATATTCCTTTTACAATAGTGCTTAAATCAGCCACCAATAACCCATCATCATCAGAAACTACTGATTTATAGGTGCCACCCAAAACAATATAAAGTAAACTATTAGTTTTATCTACCTTATATAACATATGCATGTTTTCAACGGCGCTCACATCAGGCAAAGTCATTAAACGCCAAGCAGAGTCTGCAACGCTTTTCAAATCAGCCGCGGTTGCGACATCGACACCTCCTGACTTTAATCCGGCCGTGAAGTTTGTGGCTTTAGTAGAGTCAACCATATTTGCAGTAGCAGTGCTGACAGCCGTTGTAACATCAGACTTAGTAGCCACGTCAATTCCAGACTTTTGAAGTTTTCCTGTAAAGTTGGCATCTTTAGTGGTATCTGCAAGTGTTGATGGAACTGCTGGAACACCGTCTTTAGTGATGTACGGATTGCCTGTTGCCTTATCTATTGGTGCAGTATCAAAGGTATTCTTACCTGTAAACTCTTGATCTGAACCCGTTCGTGCTAGGTCGCTTGGTAAACTGCTTGCGAGAAGTAGCGGATTATTGTTAACAGTTGGAACAGTGTCAAAGTTGTTAGCGCCGGATAGGTGGGCTACTTTGGAATCGTCAGATAAAAACACCCACGGGTCGAAGTTTCCCCCTGTTAAACTACTATTTGGTCTTACATATCTGATTGCTATTCCTGATATATATTGTAGTCTATATGCAATCTGAACCTCTTCAAAGCTGTCCCAATTATATTGGATTCTATTTTCCAGCATCATATTTGCTTTAAAAGGGTTATTAGGAGCGCTTCCAGAAACATAATATAATCCAGGTTTAGTCAAAGTATCTACATCTGTATGGGTTGGCTGAGAATTTATGTCTTTTGCAGAATCTAGCACTGCCGGAGTAAAAGAATTTCCATTTATACTAAAGGTTCCATCATGGTTATCATGTACTACCTTACTATCATCAGCAGGTGTGTAACCAATTTTATCTTGTTTGGCGTTAACTTCTTCGATTCCGGCTACATCGTTGGCTGGCTTACGCATATCAGATACGCTCACTTTATCCTCAGGAGCTGGAGTCCAATCAGTAGCTACGCTACCCTTTTCGAGCTTCATGTTCTTAAATCTAAATAGACCATCAGTAGTGTAACCAAAATCTTCTAAACTGAAATATACACCAGTAGCTCCAACAGGAATAGTAAAGGTGTGTGAAAATGGTGTGAATACTGACCCATCACTAACAGGTATCTCTAAATCATTACCAGTAGTAGTAGTAAATCCTAAGTTATTCCAGCTGCTTCTGTCGGTACTATATTGTGCTCTAAAATCTAGTACGCCTGATGTATGGCTGGCACTGCCAGATAAAGTGTAAGTTTCTCCCGGAGTTAATCCGTATAAGTTATTAGTGTCAGGACCCATAAATCGATAAAAAAGCTCACCATCACTAAGAGCAGTTAATTGCTCATAGCTATCAGTTCTGCTATACACACTAGATAGGGCATAACTAGCTCCTTGCAACGTTGTTCGTCTGTTAGTCGACGAAATAGAGGTATTAATCAACAGGTTTCGTCCACCAATAGTATCACTCAACTTATTGAACGGCTGTATCTTAACCCCATTAAGCTGTTCAGTACCATTCTTGTTATCAGTAACCTTAGTGCTTAGTCCATTGTTTAAATCGATGGCCACATCTTTCGTCGTGGCATACGCGTTCCCCTCGCCGTCCGTGGCGCCGCCCGCTAGCGTCTGCCGTTCAGAGAATACGTTAGGCTTATCAATGAACGCAACTCGTTTCATCATTGCGTCAAAGTCAGCATGGGTAACCATACCAGCGGGGTCAACCT